CTTGGCAGCTGCACAGGGTATTGATGTACTGAACCTTGTTAAGTCTGTTGATCAGCGTACTGCTGAACGTCAACAAGCTATGGGTCAACAACAGCAGATGATGCAAATGCAACAGCTGCCTGATATGTTGAAGGCTCCCATGGCTGACCCATCCAAGAACCCTAATGCGGAAGAAGCTGTTGCTCAATACCTGGGCAGTCAACAATCCGCTCCACCAATGCAATAACTTTTTATGGCTGAAATTTTGAGTTACGATGCTACTCCTGATGCAGAAGTAATGTCGTCTATTGAATCCGACGAAGCTGATTCCCTTGCTATCGGTGAAGAGCTGATGGCTCAACACGAGGGTATGCTGGCTGGTAAATACAAGAACGCTCAGGATCTTGAGAAAGCTTATATGGAGCTGGAGAAGAAACTGGGTAGTAACTCTCGTGAGGAATCTGAAGAAGAGTCTTACGATGAGGAACCAGCTGAAGAAGAGAGTCGGGACTATGAAGATTTCTCTGGTCTTCTTTCACTTGCGGGTGAAGAGTATTATAAGAACGGAGAACTGAGTCAAGAAACTCTTGATGCATTCTCTCAGATGTCATCTCAAGATCTAGTGAAAGCTTATTTTGAGATGCAAGAAAATACTCCATCCGTATCTGGACGGGAGTTGAGTAATCAAGAAGTCAACCAACTGCAGAACATGGTAGGTGGCCAAGCTGCTTACAATCAACTTACCAGTTGGGCTGCTGAAAACTTTAGCGAAGGTGAGATTGAAGCATTTGATTCTCTTGTTGAATCAGGTAATACCAACGCTATCCAACTTGCTCTACAGGCACTGTACTATCGCTATACTGATTCCATGGGTGTTGAAGGAAACATGCTGACTGGTAAACCTGCTCGTTCACAAGACGTGTTCCGTAGTCAGGCTGAACTGGTACGTGCAATGGCTGATCGTCGCTACGACAATGATCCTGCCTATCGACAGGACGTTATCGATAAACTTGAACGATCTGACATTGAATTTTAATGAACGATACTAACATCTGGCCCATCGAACCTCCCATGTACACTGATCACAACTACACCGTGCCTCACAACGAACGTGCTGAACTACTCAATGGTCGCTTGGCTATGCTTGGCTTCGTGGCTGCTATTGGTGCTTACGCGCTGACTGGTCAAATTATCCCCGGTATTTGGTAATGCCTGCTAAAAAGATGATGTCTGAGTATGGTGGCAAAGAGAAGTATCCTTCTAAAGCTGCCATGAAGAAACACGAAGCTAAGGAATCCAAAAAGATGGAAGCCAAGGAGAAGCGCGGTGCCTCTAAAAAAAGGTAAGTCCGACAAAGCTGTCTCCTCTAACATCAGTAAATTGAAGGGTGAGGGTTATCCTCAGAAACAAGCTGTAGCCATCGCACTCAGTAAAGCTGGTAAATCTAAGAAGAAAAAGTAATGCCAAAAGTTGGATCTAAGGAGTTCGCCTATACTCCTGCTGGTATGGCAGCTGCTAAAAAAGAAGCAGCTAAGGCTGGCAAAAAGGTACAAAAGAAACAACCTAAAAAGTAATGGCTAATAGTGTTAGCCTTAAAATTGGAAAACACAAATCACGTACCGGCGGCCTAACGGCTGCTGGTCGTGCTAAATACAATCGTGAGACTGGCTCTAACCTTAAAGCTCCTCAACCTGAAGGTGGTCCTCGCAAGCGTTCATTCTGTGCACGTATGTCAGGTAACCCAGGTCCAATGAAGGATGAGAAAGGTAGACCTACTCGTAAAGCACTAGCCCTTCGTAAGTGGAAATGTTAAATGGCTAAGCCTGGTCTCTATGCAAACATTCACGCCAAGCGTGAGCGTATTGCCAAAGGTAGTGGTGAGAAGATGCGTAAGGCAGGTACTGCTGGTGCACCCACTGCTAAACAATTTAAGCAGGCAGCTAAAACTGCTAAGAAAAAGTGATCCTTAGATCCGCCATTACTGCGCGTGTCTTGGCGGGTATAGAAGCGTTAGCAATATAAAAGTTCTTTGCTTTTTAATTATGCTTCCTATTCTAACTACTCTGTCGGTGATCACCAGTTGGTACGGTCCTGGCTTCCACGGAAACCTCACCGCCAATGGTGAGCGATACAATCAAAACGGCCTTACTGCAGCGCACAAGACACTCCCTTTTGGAACTAAACTTAAAGTTTGTTTCAAACGGTGTGCCGTTGTTCGGGTCAATGATCGTGGTCCCTATCATGGTAATAGGGTAATCGATCTCAGTAAAGGTGCGGCTGATCGAATCGGTCTCACTAACTCTGGAGTTGGAAGGGTTCAAGTAACTCGTCTTAACTAACTTCAACTATGACTGCTATTCTTGCAGCTCCTCGGTCTCAGTCTAACTGGGACCGTTTTTGTGGCTGGGTAACCAGCACTAACAACCGTCTTTATATTGGCTGGTTTGGGACACTGATGATTCCGTGTCTTCTTGCCGCCTCCATCTGCTTCATCATTGCATTCGTTGCGGCTCCTCCTGTCGATATTGATGGCATCCGTGAGCCCGTATCCGGGAGTCTTCTTTATGGAAACAACATCATATCGGGAGCCGTCATTCCGAGCAGCAACGCCATCGGACTACACTTCTACCCAATTTGGGAAGCTAATTCACTTGATGAATGGCTCTACAACGGGGGTCCATTTCAGCTCACAGTCTTCCACTTCCTCATTGGCATCTATGCTTACATGGGACGAGAGTGGGAACTTAGCTATCGACTAGGGATGCGTCCCTGGATCTTTGTCGCGTATTCTGCTCCTGTCGCCGCCGCTTCCGCAGTATTTTTGGTCTATCCGTTTGGTCAAGGTAGTTTCTCCGATGCTATGCCTTTGGGCATTTCGGGAACCTTTAACTACATGCTGGTGTTCCAAGCCGAACATAACATTCTGATGCACCCCTTCCACATGCTCGGCGTTGCCGGTGTGTTTGGTGGATCGCTATTCAGTGCAATGCATGGTTCGCTTGTTACATCCTCGCTTGTGCGTGAAACTACTGAAACGGAAAGCCAGAACTATGGGTACAAGTTTGGACAAGAGGAAGAGACTTATAACATTGTCGCTGCTCACGGCTACTTTGGTAGGCTTATCTTCCAGTACGCTTCCTTTAATAACAGCCGTAGTCTTCACTTCTTCCTCGCTGCTTGGCCTGTGGTTGGCATTTGGTTTGCTGCACTTGGAGTAAGTACTATGGCGTTTAACCTGAATGGTTTTAACTTTAACCAATCACTCCTTGATAACCAAGGCAACGTCATTAACACCTGGGCAGACATCCTCAACCGAGCTGGTCTTGGCTTTGAGGTAATGCACGAACGGAATGCACACAACTTCCCGCTTGATCTTGCTGCAGCTGAAACCACTCCTGTGGCTTTGACTGCACCGATCATCGGTTAATTTAATAAGGTTGGGGACACCTCAGAGTCGGATCCCCTTCCTCTTGGCGTTGGCCCTTACGAGGACACCCTTCGCCGTCTAGACGGTGGGATAGACCACAATAAAAACTAAATAACTCTGAACGTTCAGAGAGTCGATTAAACATTAACTCTCTTTAAAAAAAACAATGGCTCATCAATCTAGTGTTGACCCGGCGCTGCTTACGCGCCCTGGTCAATCTAATGGTGCGGGCGATGCCCGTGCTCTTTACCTGAAACTGTTTTCGGGTGAAATGTTCAAAGGCTTCCAGCGCGAGTCGATTGCTCGTGATCTGGTGATGAAGCGCACCCTCAAGGGTGGCAAGAGCCTGCAGTTCATCTATACCGGTCGTACCACGGCTGAGTATCACACCCCCGGCAATAGCATCCTTGGTAACACCGATGGTGCACCTCCGGTGGCTGAGAAGACCATCACCTGTGATGACCTTCTAATTAGTTCGGCTTTCGTGTACGAACTGGATGAGGTGCTTTCGCACTACGACCTGCGTAGCGAAATCAGCCGCAAGATTGGTTATGCTCTCGCTGAGAAGTATGACCGTTATATCTTCCGTGCTATCGCTCGTGGTGCTCGTTCTGCTAGCCCCATCACCAAGGCCAGCTTCGTTGAGCCTGGTGGTACCCAGATTCGTGTTGGTACTTCTGCCAACGATTCCGATGCTTTTGATTCCGCTGCTCTGGTGGCTGCGTTCTATGACGCTGCTGCTGCTATGGATGAGAAGGGTGTAACCTCTGATGGTCGTGTGGGTGTTCTGAACCCCCGCCAGTACTACGCTCTGATCCAAGCTATCGGTTCTAACGGTCTGGTGAATCGTGACGTGCAAGGTGATAGCCTGCAGAACGGTAACGGCATCATCGAGATCGCCGGTATCAAGATCTACAAGTCCATGAACATTCCG